ACGCCGAGCCAAACCCACTACGGGGAGGTGTAACGACTGGACACGGAGCAACCTTTCCCACAGGTTGAAGGCACAGTCTGAACTCATAGGCGACTATGAGAGTTATGCAGAAATGACATAACCACGATTTTTTTCGGAGTAACAACTTGGACTGCTATGAAAAATTCCATGAATATTGTTTCAGCAACAGCAGGCCTCGCTAAAATCGCCAAAGAGCATAATGCAAGCAAGCTTGCTGATGATTATAGAATAAGCTTAGGCTTTGATTACGACAAGCAAAAAGCTGATAAGGCAAGAATATTGGGTTGCACAACTTCTTCATGCAACTCTTTAATCAACGTAACTAAAACACTTAATAATTCAAAGGCGGTGAATCATTCGCCCTGCTATACGGTAACGTATAGTTTGCACTCCGTAAATTCGGTGAAACTCTATATTTATTTTTCTTCAAGCACATAGTCTTTGCTGTGTGCTTGTTTTTTTATGCTGATTTTTGTTCAGAGCTTTGAACAATGTTGGCAAAAAAAAATTCACCAATTTCGGAAGTTTGAATTTCCAACAGTTCACAAGCTTTATCAATTTCGTTTTGTTTCCATTCTCTTTTGTTGTTTAATTTTAATGATATACTGCGTGGTGACATATTCATCGCCTCCGCAAATCTTTCTTGCGTCTTGAACTTTTCTTTAATTCTTCCCGACAACTTTGCGTACTTAAATGACATATTTATTTACCCCCTTTCTATTTTTTGTTCAGTATCTTTGAACAATTATATAATACCATGTTCTTCACCACTTGTCAACACTTTTGTTCAAAAAAAATGAACTTTTTTTATAAAGCTTATTGACTTTTTGTTCAAGAACTGTTACAATAATCGTGTGAGGAGGCGATAAAATTGAAAAATTCAAATACTGCTCTTAGATTAAAACAATTAATGAAAGAACGTAATTTAAAACAGATTGATATAGTAAGATTGGCAGAGCCTTATTGCAAAGAAAATAATACGAGATTAGGCAGAAACGATATAAGTCAATATGTGGCGGGTAAATCAGAACCTGGACAACATAAACTATATATATTAGGTAAAGCGTTAAATGTAAGTGAAGCATGGCTTATGGGATATGACGTTCCAATGCAAGCTGAACAAATTGCCCCATCAAACACATATCCGTTAGATGATATAAAGTTTGTTAATATTCCTGTTATTGGTTCTGTTGCAGCCGGAACGGGTTGTCTTGCTGATAATGAAATTATCGGATATGAACCGACAGACTACGATGACGTAAAAGACGGACAAGAGTACAGATATTTAACAGTTAAGGGCGACAGTATGTATCCGAAGTTTGAAGAAGGTGACCTTGTACTTGTCAGATGTCAGTCATCGGTAGACAGTGGCAGTTATGCCGTGGTATTGATTGATGATGAAGAAGGCGTTATTAAGAAAATCGTATACGGTCCTAATTTTATTGAATTACATTCGATAAATCCGATGTACCCTGTCAGACGTTTTGAAAATGAAAATGTTTTGCGTATTCGGGTTTTTGGATTGGTTCGGTCGATAAAAAGAAAACTGTAGATAAGATTGAATTTAAGGGGATTGATATTATGGACATCATTAAATATTACGGCAGTGATGAAACGAAAACCGAATTTATAAATCATGACAGTGAGCCATTAATGGCAGTAATTGCACACGACCGCTCACACGCTGTTGTTTCGTTGCTTGACGAGGGTTGTGAACACCATTTATTATTGGCAAAGGCTCTCGACAAATATAATATAGATGAATATTTTAGAATTATTTTTGATAACGAAGGTGCGGATTGGACTTTTGTATGCCCGCCTAATTACAAAAATATAACTAACAAAGAAAAACGTATAACGGAATTTTTTAATGACGGTGTTGATGCTATAACCGAATTTCTGAAACAAATCGGTTATGACGTGCCTATTAACGTCCCAAGACGTTACCGCAGACATATGGACTATTTGAAAAATTCAGAGTATTAAAGGGGTTTTTATATATAAAATTAGAGAAACGTAAGTAAAAATTGAAAGGATTGATAACAATTAACGATTTTCCATATAATATAAACGATTTGAAAAATGCGTGTAAGAATAAAAAAATTATTTGGAAAGAACACGCTACTCAAAGGCTATTGCAAAGAAAAATATTAAGAGATGAAGTCATACAATGTGTTTTAAACGGCGAAATTATAGAAAATTATATAAGCGACAAACCTTTTGCAAGTTGTCTTGTATTCGGATATAGAGGTATTGACAAGCCGTTACACGTCGTATGTAGTTTTGACGACGAATATATCTATATTATAACAGCATATATTCCCGATACCATAAAATTTTATGATGATTTGAAAACAAGAAAGGAGAATTAATTATGAAATGTATCGAATGTGGTCATGACACTATTAACAAAAACAGAACATATGTTGCAAATCTTGAAAATTGCGTTATTATTATAAAAAATGTTCCGGCTATGGTTTGTGAGCATTGCAACGAAGTTTATTATTCCGATGAAGTATTCGAGCAGATTGAAAAAATAGTATACAAACTTGAAAGCGTTATAAATGATATTGCAGTAATTGACTATACAAATTCTGCCGCGTAAAAAATTCCCCTGCCTGTTGGAGCAGACAGAGGAAAAAGAATAAAGTGCATTTATACACATATGTCACGCTCCCCACGGAGTGTGTGAGTTGAAATATAACACAAGAAAGGAAGATTTACGATGAATGTAGCCATGTATTTACGAAAATCGAGAGCGGACGAAAACAATCCGCTTGAAACACTTGAACGTCACAAAGAAATTCTTCTTTCTTATGCAAAGGACAATAATTTAACGGTCATTGACATATTTGAAGAAGTGATAAGCGGAGGAATGTTATACAACAGAACGGAAATGCTGAAACTACTTGACGCTATTCCCTCGCACATATATGATGCGGTATTATGTATTGACCTTGACCGTTTA